ATGTGAACCTTTCTTTGATAGGTTTGAAAATGTATTAGCAGGATGGTCTACAAGTATTACAGTAGAATTCTTTAATGACATATATAAGTGCTAATGAAATTTGATGAAACTAAGAAAATATTACAGGACTTTGTAAATGAAGTTGTTAGGCTATCAAAAAAGAACTTAGCTAAAAAGAAAGCATCAGGTAAATTACAAAGATCTATTAAAGGTGATTCTAAAGTAAATCCTAAATCATTTGAAATGAGTTTTGAGATGTTACCATATGGAGCTTATGTAGATGCAGGTGTAGATGGGAAGAAGAAAAGATATGGTAAAAGAAAAGCAGGTTTACCTACATATAGTTTCAAAGATAAGATGCCTCCTCCTAAAGCATTTGATAAATGGGTAATACAAAAGGGAGGTAAGTTTAATAAAAGCATAAGAGATGCTTCAGGAAGGTTTAAGAGCAGATCAGTTAAATCAGTAGGCTTTAAAAACTCACTAACATTTCTAATAGCTAGAAGTATATATATGAAAGGATTAGAACCTACTTATTTCTTTACAGATGCTTTTCAAGCAGCATACAAGAAACTACCAAATGAATTTATACAGAAATATGAATTAGACATTGACAACTTTTTAAAATTTACAACAAAATGAGTGCAACATATTTAGCAAGACTTAGATCACCTTTTTTTATTGATGAAACTTCTACAGCAACATCAGGTTCAGCAGACTTAACAATTACAATTAATAGTGCTACACAATATGTAATATCTAAAGATACAGCAAGTGATAGAGTTATATTTGAAGTGTCAGAATTAATAAGAGACTTCCTAGACATTACATGGGATGGTGTATTTCCATATAGTTCTACTACAACAGATAGTCTAGTAAAATATGCACAAATCAAAATAGAGTTTTTTGCAGGTACTAAAGCAACAAGAGCATTAACACCACAATCAGCAACTCAAACAATTACTCATGACCTTTATGGTTTTGATGCATATAGTGAATTTAAAGAAGGCTCTAATAAACAATTATCTTCAGGACAGTTATTACAAAGTAACACTACAATGTATCTTCCTGAAACTGGAGATGCATATGTGCCTTCAGAAAGTTCAAATGGTATAACTTATACAACAATTCCTGATACAGTATTAGATGGACAAAGTCAAACAATAGCAGGTATTACTGTAAATGTCAAAAGGATATGTGAACCAATATACAATATTATTAAGGTTGTATTTGTAAACAAGTTTGGAGCTTTACAAGAATATTACTTTAACAAAAAAAACATACAATCATTAAATGTAACAAAAGAAAGCTATAAGTCTACATTAATATCAGGTCAGACCTATAACACATTTGATCACCAAAAATATCAATATAACAAACAAGGATCAGAAAGAATTACAATGAACACAGGTTATGTAGATGAAGGACAATTTGAACCTATAAAGCAAATCATGCTATCAGAGTTGATATGGGCTGAAATAGGTGTAACAGTTTACCCTATTAATGTAATAACAAGTTCATTAGAAAAGAAAACAAGAACAAATGATAGACTAGTAAATTATAGTTTAGACTTTGAATTTGCATATGATATGATAAATAATGTTAGATAATGAGTGCATACCAATTATACATAAATAATCAAAGAGTTGAAATCTATGATGATGAAAGTGTTACTTTAACACAAACTATTCAGGATATAAAAGATGTATCAAAAGTGTTTACAGACTTTTCTAAACCTTTTACTCTACCTGCATCTAAAGAAAACAACAAAATATTCAAACATTACTATAGGTTTAATCTAGGATCAGGTACATCATTTGATGCAAGAAAGAAAGTGTCTGCTAGAATAGAATTAAACACAATACCATTTAAAGAAGGGTTACTTAAATTAGATGGAGTGGATTTAGAAAACAATGAACCTAAATCATATAGAGTTACATTTTTTGGAAATACTGTAACATTAAAAGACACACTTAAGGAAGATGAGATTAATTCATTGAACTGGTTAGACAACTTTAACACAACATATAGTGCAGCACAAGTATTAAATCTTTTAACAGATGAAAATGGATTAGGTGGAGCAACAGGTGTAACAGTAGATGATTTAGGAACTAATGTAACATACTATAAACCAGTTATCTGTCCCTTAATATCTAATTCTGCTAGATTGTATATGGATGGAGGTATTACTGTACCATATGAAAATGCAGATGGATCAGAGAACTTAGAGTTAGGTGGGAACTTAGCACCTACAGGTAGCAGTCCATTTACAGCAGCAGATGTTCATGGTGTGTACTTTGAAGATTTGACATATGCAATACCAGTACATTTAATTATAAGGGCTATACAAAACCAATATACATCAATTAGGTTTAGTGATGATTTTTTTGATTTAACAAATGGACCTGAAGCATACAAGAAGTTGTATATGTTATGTCAAAATACAGAAGGTAGACAGTTTGAAAACATGGGGACTGCTTTAAAACAAATATCAGGTTTTAGTACAGCAACAGCCTTAAATAATAAGATTGCAGTTACATTTAATGCAATATATGTTTTTGGTTTAAGTTCAAATGAATCTATAGTTGGTACCTTTAGCTTTCAAACACCTTCAGCATATCCTACTTTTACAATTAGAGTTAGAAGAGGTGGAACTTCTGAAGTATATACTCAAACTTTTACAGGAGGTACTAACACCACAAATGCCTTTTCAGTCATCATGTATAATTCTTCAGCAGGATATACTATTGAAGTAGAAACTGATACAGGATTTGATATATCTAGTTTCACATTTCAAGCAACAGATGGAAGTGGTAATCAAACATCACATCAACTTACAAATGTATCAATACCTTTAGAAAAAGAATTTATAATTAAAGACCACCTTCCTGCAATTAAAACAATAGACTTTCTTACAGGGTTGTTTAAAATGTTTAATCTTACAGCATTTGAGCAAGATGGTATAATTCATGTAAAAACACTTGAAGAGTTTTATAATGCAGGATCAGTTAGAGACATAACAGAGTTTGTAGATCCTACAACAATGAAAATTAATAAAGCTCTACCATATGAAGAAATAAAATTTAAATACAAAGACACTGATTCTAAATTAGCAAAACAACATGACCAGTTAAGTGGATCATCATGGGGTTCTTTAGGTTATAATAACAATGAAGATTTAAATAGTAGTAATACTGTTTTCAATGTAGAAGTACCTTTTGCACACATGAAATTTGAGAAACTATTAAATGGTGCAAATGAAACAGAAGTACAAGTAGGATGGATGGCAAATGAAAATGGAGAACCATATTTTAAAGATGCATTATTATTTATACCAATATATCAAGAATCTGCAAATGATATTAGATTTTTAGAACAGAAAACAGGAACTGGAGGTATAAATGACTTTGGTGATTTTTGGATGCCAAGTAATTCTGTAAGTGTATTGTCTGAAGTAAACAAAGAAAACATACATTTTAATTTAGAGTTAAATGAGTTTACTAACAGTATAGCATTTACAGATACATTATTTGAAAAATATTATAGATTTTATATTCAATCTGTTTTTAATAGAACAAAAAGACTAACAAATATTACTGCTAGATTACCAAAAAAGTTCATTTTAAACTATACTCTTGCTGATATTGTAAAGATTAGTGGAGAATCTTATAAAATAAACAGCATTACTACAAACCTTTTAACAGGAAGTAGTCAATTAGAATTATTAAATGAAACTGTAGACATTGTACCATCTACACCAACTGATACAGGAGGAGGGGAAACAACTCAACCACCAACTACACCCTTAACAAATGTGTTATACTTTGAAGATTGTGCAAATTTAGGTACATTTTATGAATCATCATCACCATTATCAACTTTAAACTTAGCAAATGATAGAAGAGTAGTTGATGGGAGTGGTAATTATTACATAGTCAAAGGAAATTTAGGAGCAGGTACATATACACAAAAAACAGTAACTGATACAGGTTTTTCAGGATGTCCACAAACAACTACACCACCAACATTGTACTATAGGCTGAAAAGATGTTCTGATAATAATGATGCATTTAGAACAGATACAGAAGTAGGAAATCCAACTTTAGCTATAACTCAAAAAGTACAAGATGGATCTAGTGTAGAATATGTAGTGGTAAATAGTAGCACAACAACATCTACTACTACATCAACAGGTGGATCAATAACAGCTAAAAGTGTTACAGCAGTTTCACCAACAGCTTATAATTGTGTTTCAGGACCTACTACATATTATTATAGTTTAACAAAATGTGATGGTACAGGAACTGTTTTATATGGTTATAGTGCAACATCAGGATTAAGTGGGAGCAGAACATATAATAACACATGTTATAATATAGCAACATCAACTAATACTGGAACTATAGATGTGAGTAGTTTATCTAGCTGTAGTTGTCCTGTTTATTACTATACTTTAAATGACTGTTCTAATACAAGCTCAATTCAACATTATGGGTTTTCTAATTTATCTAATTTAGCAGGAACTGAAAGAACATATAGTGGTACATGTTATTATGTAGCATCTACAAGTAACACATCAGGTACAATAAACATAGGTGCTTTATCATCTTGTACATGTGGAGGATCAACTCCTGATCCTGAAAGATACTTATTAAAACTTTGTGAAAACAATCAAGAGGGATATATATCACCTGAAACTACAGATCAAATAGAATTAACAATAGATCCTAATGGTGAAACTGGTTCTAGAGTGCAAGATGAAAATGGATTTATATATACAGTTATAGGAACCACTACTAATACAAATGCAATTGTAGGAGCATTAGTAGATTTAGGAAGTACAGGCTGTCCATCTGCACCTGTAACTCCTACTACATTTTATTGGTTATTATATAAATGTACTACATCCCAAGGTGGTTTTGTTTCAGAACAAACAACTGCTGAATTAACAGGTATGACAGAAGATCCTATAAATGGTTCTAGGGTTCAAGGACCTGATGGAATAGTTTATATTGTGTATGGGCAAACTGCAGATCCAAGCCAATATAGTGGTGGTATTATATCTGTAGTTAGTTTAAATGCAACTGGTTGTCCAACTACTACTCCACCTTCAGCACCTTATTATTGGGAACTTAGACAATGTTCTACAAATAACACTGGCTACATATCAGCTCAAACAACAGATCAATTAAGCACTTTAGCTGTAGGAGACTTTGTTTTTGAAACTGCTACACCTAGCCAAATATATGAAGTAACAGGGACTAGTCAATCAGGTACTAGTGTAGGATCTGTAACAAAATCAACATTAACAGCATGTCCTTTGTATTGGTCTTTAAAACAATGTGGAACTTTACAAGGTGGATATAGAAGTGGAAACACAACTTTAGAACTTCCAAATTTAGTTGAGAATGATCCTAATGGCTCTAGAGTTCAAGATGCTAATGGTATCTTTTACATAGTTGTAGGAACTACAAATTCAACAGCTAATGTAGGAACTGTTACAGATACAGGAGCTACTGGATGTCCAACTCCACCACCAGTAATTAATTACTATGCACTTCAAAAATGTGATGATGGTACAACTGGATATAGATCACAACAAGATAACACACAAATTACAGTAAGTACAGGGGATTTTGTAGATGTATTATCTACTATTTATGAAGTTGTAGGATTAACAACATCAGGAATTAATGCAGGAGTAATTAGTACAACAACACTTACAAGTTGTCCTACATCACCACCACCCCCACCACCACCTGCACCACAAGGTCCATATTATGCTCAGTTCATTACTTGTGATGATCCTGCAGGTCAAATTTTATATGTTGTAAGTCAATCACTGCAATTTTCATCATGGTGGGTTTTACAAAGTGGAGGATCAACAGGGTATGCATGTTATAGATGGGTTACAAATGTAGAAAATGCAGTAAATCCACAAGACATAACAAACTTTACAATATTTTCATCAGCAACTACATCAGGAGAAAATTGTATAGAGTGTAATGAAAATGCACCTACACCACCTACTCCTCCTCCTACACCTCCACCTACTCCAATATGTGGAAGTCAAAGTTTGTTTTATGCATCTTCACCTGCTGATTTGTGTTTACAAACCACACCTAGAACTGTTTACATGGATGCAAATACTATAGAACAAGCAAATACTATTTACACAAATTCATCTTGTAGCACTCCATTGTCAATAGCTAGATATTTTGCAGACCAACCTTCAGGTAACTATTACTACTGGTCAGGAAACAACCTACAAGGTCCATACACTAACAATTGTCAATCACAATAAAATAAAAAGAATGATTAAAGAAGTAGAGAATTTTATAGACAAAGTAGAAGCAGATCACTTAATGTATTTAATAGATAAATTTGCACATAAATCTACAGTTGCAGGTTCTAAAAATCAATACAGTAAACTTGATAATGCTAGAACATCTTACTCAGCAACATTAGATAGTAAAAATCCATGTGTTAAAAGAATCCATCAAAGAATAGCCAAATATTTAGGTGTGCCTTTTAATAAAGGAGAAGTATTGCAAGGTCAGAGATATGAAAAAGGTCAATACTTTAGAGAGCATCCTGATTACTTTATAGGAGAACACTATGACATGAATTGTTTAGCATCAGGAAACAGAACATATACATTTATGCTTTATTTAAATGATGATTTTACAGGTGGTACTACAAACTTCAGGCACCTTAACAAAGAGATACAACCAAAAAAGTACAAAGCTGTAGTTTGGCACAATTTACATATGGGTAAACCTGATGAATATAAGTTACACTCAGGTGAAGATGTAAAGGAGGGTACAAAATACATAGTAACATCATGGTGGAGAGAGAATGCATGGAATGGATCAGATGATTATAAAGAATATCAAAAAAAATTAAATTCTAATCAATTAAGTATTATATAAATATATGCTAAAGAATATTATAGAACTGTTGCAAGTAGTAAATGGAGAAACTGAGAGCATTAGATTTGCTCAAGGATCACATTATTTACCTGATAACTGGAAACAAGGCTTTAAACTAGCTAAAAAACTGGCAAAATTTGATAAACAAGACCAATGAAATTAGGTAAATACAAAATAAACATAGAAGTTGATAATAAACAAGCTAATCAAGAGCTTGAAAAAACTAATCAGGAGCTTGAAAGTATGCAAACTAACATGGAGGATGTTAGTGAAACAGGTGATGCTCTTTCAGGTGGTTTAGTTAGTCAGTTTAATAATGTAAAAAAAGGTATAGCTACAGCAATTAGAAGCCTTAAAACTTTTAAAGGTGTTTTAATAGCTACAGGTATTGGAGCCTTTGCACTAGCAATAGGTGCAGTTACAGCAGCATTTACAAGTTCAGAGGAAGGTCAGAACCAATTTTTAAAGATTACAAAACAAATAGGTGTTGTTGTAGGTAATGTAACAGATATTATGGCAAGTTTTGGATCTGCTATACTTAATGTTGGAAGGTATTTAGGTGCTAAGTTTAGAGGAGATGCAGAAGGTGCTGCTGAAGCAGTAGATGGTATTACAAGTAGTTTTAAAGAAGCTACAGATGGAATTAAGAACTTTGGAGAAGAAACTAGAAAAGAAATAGCTATAGTTTCAAAACTAGCAGATGCAACAGCTAGAGGTGATAAAATACAAAGACAGTTACTTGTTGATAGAGCAAAAGCAGATAGAGACAGAGCAGACCTTTTAGAAAAAGCAGTAGATAGAGAAAAGTTTACAACTCAAGAAAGAATAGCTTTTTTAAAAGAGGCTAGTGCATTAGATGAAGAAATCACTAATAAAGAAATAGCATTAGCTAGAATTAGATTGAATGTAATACAAGAGGAAAACAAACTATCAGGATCTACTAAGGAAGATTTAGAAGCAGAGGCACAATTAAAAGCAGAATTAATTACTTTAGAAACTGCTAGGCTTACAAAACAAAAAGAAGTAACAGGGCAGATCATAGCTTTAAATAATGAGGAAAAAGCAGCACAAGACAAAATAGATGCTGACAATAAAGCAAAACAAGATAAAGAGATAGAAGAAGAGAATGCATTTTTTGAAGCACAAAGAGAAGCATTGGCTACAAATGAAGATGCAAAGACTGAGCTGTTAGTTACAAAAGCTACAGAAAGATATGATGCACTTATAGAACAAGCTAAAAAGTTTGGAGGTGATGTTGTAGCATTAGAAGAATCTAAAGCTGAAGCTATTGCAGAGATAACTAAAAAGAATGAAGAAGATACTGGAGCAATAACAGAAGAAGGAGAAAAGTTTAAAGCTGATACATTACTTAAATTTACAGCATTAGGTATTGGTATTGCAACAGAAGGTTCTAATGCAGCAAAAGCATTAGGTATAGCAAATGCTATTATATCAACATATGTAGGTGCAGCAGATGTTATAAAGACTGCTCCAACACTAGCAGAAAAAATAGCAGGAGTTGCTACAGTATTAGCTACAGGGTTCCAACAGGTTAGAGCTATTAAACAAACAAATATACCAGTACTAAGTGTAGGGGGTGTTACAGGAGCATCAGGTTCAGCACCTGCACCTCAAATACAACCACCATCATTTAATGTAGTAGGTGCATCACCATTGAATCAATTAACAGAAGCTATAGCAGGACAGCAACAACAACCTGTACAAGCATATGTAGTTGCAAATGATGTAACAACAGCACAATCAGCAGAAAGAGCTAGAATTGAAACAGCAGGAATTTAAAAAAAGTAAAATATAAACAATTATAATAATATGAAGATAGTTGAACTAATATTAGATGAGGATTTAGAATTCAATGGAGTAGATGCTATATCTATTGTAGAGAATCCTGCTATACAAAGCAATTTTGTAGCTTTAAAAGACCAAGAGATTAGATTGGCAGAGGTGTCTAAAGAGAAAAGACTTCTACTAGGACCTATACTAATTCCTAATAAACCAATTTTAAGAAATGGTGATGATGAAGATTATTACATATACTTTTCAAATGATACAGTTGAGAAAGCTAGTCAAATGTATTTAAAAGAAGGTAATCAAGGTAATGCATCACTAGAACATCAATATAGCTTAAAAGGACTAACACTTGTAGAGAGTTGGATAGTTCAAGATCCTGTACATGATAAAAGTAGATTGTATGAAAACACTAAGGATGTGCCAGTAGGTACATGGATGGGTGCAATAAGAGTAGATTCAGATGAAGTGTGGAAAGATTATGTAAAAGAAGGTGCAGTAAAAGGTTTTTCAATAGAAGGTTATTTTGCAGACAGAACAGAGAGACCAAAAGAATCTATAAATGACTTCCTAAGCAAATTAGAGGCAGCAGAGGCAGAGTATTTATTATCAGAGATAGAAAATGCTATAAAAGAAG